CCCGCCAGACCTGAATCAGTCGCGCTTCAGCGTGACGACGACGTGGCCGCGCGGCGAACCGCCCGAGCCGCCGCCAGTCACGGCAAGCGAAATTTTGTCGCCCCTGGCCACATTGGCCACAGGTTCGGTCGGCACGGCTTCGGCAATCGTGCCTGCGCCGGAACCCGCCGTCGGCAGCGTCACCACGCCACCCGGCACGGCCACGCCATTCAGGGATGTCGTGATGACGACATCGGCCGTACCGATCGCGCCATCCACGATCGCCTGGATCCGGGTCAGCCGACCCGGACACGGCGCGATCAGGTAATAGGTGGCATCGGCCGACAGGTCGGCAATCGGCTTGTGCAGGTATTCCTCGACTCCACCGGTTTCTGGCGCTGCTGTACTCATGTCTTGTCCTCAGTTCGGTGTCAGCGAATATCTGGAGCTCTCGACGGCATGGGCGGCGCTGATGGACTCGCCCTGGGCCAGCCGGACGCGCTGATTGCGGCTATGTTCCATGCCGTACATCCACTCCTTCCACTTGGCGATCATCTGTTCGCAGTGTTCGGCGAAGTCCTCCATTTCGAAGGCCTTCAGGCGTTCCATCGGCAATGGGAACTCCTCGACGATCTGCAGATCGCCGTCGCGGTCCTTCCACAGCAGGTAAAATTGCTGGCCGATCCAGCCGGCCAGCCAAGCCCCGCCGTGGCTACTGCATTTGTTGACGAAACGGCAGATCTTGCGCGCCATTTCTCTGTGGTCGTTGTGCAGCAGACAGGGCTCCGGGAAACTGGCGTAACGCCATTTGCCGTCCATCTGCAGCGCACAAATCCACCATTGCGCACCGCGCGCCTCCTCGAACATCCAGCCGCGCACACGCGCGCCAAGCCAGGCGTCTGGCAGGCCGTGAGTGTTCTGCTCGCCTCGCAGGATGTCCGTCGTAATGACTTGCGTATCCATAGCACCCCTATTCCATCATCGGTTTCTTGGTGTCCCCTTGGAATCTTGCCGCCAGCCGACGAGCCTATTCAGTCAGCATTGAGGCAAACCAGCGATTATTTGTGACAAATGCATGACGGGATATGCCGGCAGTCGCCTTATTGCTACCGCTCGGTATCACTTGGCTCGGTTTCTTTGAACCAGCCCTCCAACTCGGCGGCTTCACGTCTGGCAATGCCCTGGGTCATGGCCTGAAGCGCTTGCAGTGGAATCACGGGGTTGCTTTGCTTGGCGGCTTCCATGGCGGCTTCGTGCCCTACGATTTCGAGTCCGATCAGGTCAGCCATTGAGCGGTGCTCCAGCAGCCATTGGATTCCCCTGAATCGGAGTCGGCGTCTGATCTGTCATGCCTTGGCCTGGCGCGGCAGCCATGGGCTGACCCGGCATCGTCGCCGGTTGCGGTGCCATCGGTGCCGCCGTTCTGACCGGGATGCCTTGGGCGATTTGGATGGCGTTGATGCGCTGCTTGATCTCGTCCTTGCGCGGCAGGCTGGAGATGTCCACGGCGATATCCTGAATCAGCGGGGCCGGCAACAAGCCCTTCTCAACCATGTCCATGAGTTCTTCGAACTGCGCCGAGAGGAAATTTGCCGACAGCGGCGTCTCGTCTACGCTCACCGTGTAGTTCCCGACCGTTACGTCGTTGTGGATCTGGCCGGTGGCTAAGCGCAGGTTTATGGTTTCCTGAGTGATTTCTCCGCTGGGGTTGAGGATGCGGAAGCTGCGTTCCTCGCTCATGTGGTTCTGCACCATCTCCAGGTGTTTGCGCCCGCACATCTTGTTGCTGCGCTTGTTGTTGTCCATGTAGGTCTGAATCGACAGAACGGACTGGCGCTGGCGTGCCTCCAGGGCGCGGCCTGACTGCACGCGGTCGAGTTGGCCAAGGGCTGAATCGTTGATTCCGGAGATTTCCTTGAGATCGCCCGTTGCCTGTTCCTCCAGACGCTCGAAGGCCATCGGCGGCACGCCGGGTTCGATGCGGGACGGCTTCAGTCCGGGTTCACCCCGCCACTCGAGGTTGATGCCCGGCATGGCGCCGAATTCCTCGAGTTTCTGCTTCTCTTCCTCGCGCAGGCTGTCCTGGTGATACATCCAGCCGGCGTGTGCGGTTCGCGTGACGATATCCACGCGGGCGCTGCGACGCTTGTTGATCTCGACCTGCGGATCGATCAGGTCATCAACCATGCCCTTGGTCTGGCCGCGGCGGAAATACGGAAAGAATGGAATCAGGGTGAATGTCTCGTAGGGGCTCCAGTTGTCGTAGACCAGCAGATCGCCAACCATGGTGGTCCAGCGCACGCGGCGCACGGGGCGAGTCACGACGCGAAACGGCGATACCGTGCCTCTTGAGCGGGCCAGTTCATCACACCAGGCCATGAGCTTTTGCAGCCTTGCGCCATCCCAGCTGTCAGGTATCGGTTCGCGGCGCCCGGATTCAAGATCTACGATGCAGCGCTGCCACGTTCTGATGTAGTGCTGGCAGTCGATCAAGCGGATGTTCTTTCTGGCCGGGTCGTAGCAGTTGGCGAGGTAGGACTGGATGGAAGGCCCGCCCCGTTCCTGCCCGCCGAAGTTACGCCAGGGCGTGATTTCATCTTGAAATTCGGCCATCGAGAACGGAATGCCGCCGGCGTAGCCGCCGCGATGGACAAATCCCCACAGAAACTGTGAGGCCGACTTTCCGTAGGTGAATTCAACCTCGTCAAGATTGACCCATCGCCCCTCGAAGACGTAATTGCCTTCATTCAGGTCGTACTGATCGGCCTCCGGGTCCGGGTAGATGGCGAACGGATCTTTCGCCCGCGCCTTGATCTCGCCCAGGTCGTTGCGCTCGAAGTTGAGGCGGTAGTCGTAGTAGCCGCGCCCGGTCAGGATGCCGTCGAAGAACACTTCGGCGTCTACGTATTCCTTATCGTTTTCGTCGTTGGACTGCTTGACGATGCGGGTAATGGCCTCGGCGACGGTATGACTGCCGGAGTTGTCGAAGGACGGCAGGTATTTTGTGTCCATCCTGTTGTTGCGGTGGTAGCCGAGCACCAGGCGCACCAAAGGCGATATCTTGTTGAACGTCAGCGCCGGCCGATCTTCGCGCTCCAGCTTCTTCAGGGCATCTTCTGACCACTGCTTGCCCTCGAAGAACTCGACGCACTGCTTGGCGCGATTTGCCCAATCCTGCATGCCGTCACTGGCGTATTGGAAGCGTTCGGCCATGAGCAAGGTAAGATCGGTATTCACGCCGACCGGAAGGTTTTTGAGCACTTGTCCGTAATCGTCCGGCACACCATTGACCTGAATAAGCATTCTCTAAACCTCGTAGCGGTCGTTTTCCCCGGTATCGGCAACCGGGGTTCGTACAGGGTGCATGACGATCAAGCCGCGCACGGGAAGCCGGCCGGCAATAACGGGCGGCAGTACACCACCGGCGCCGTCACTCCACCACCAGAGAATCAGATGGAACATTTGGCGATCTCGATGGCCAGGGCCACGGCCGGCTTTCCGGCGTCCGGGAAGGTCTTGCGCAGTCTGGCGTAGGCCTGATGGCGCTTGAATTCGCCATTGGTGCCTCTACAGGTCGATTCGATTTCGGCAATGACTGCGGCGGCGCGCGCCATCAGCTCTGGCGAGACGGCTGGCAAAGCCCCCATGTGCATGGCCAGGCGCAGGAACAGACGGCCAATCTTCTGCTTGATCATGTCGGATCAACCTCCGTAATCGGGTCACGCGCGCCAGTCGTCACAGGCGCTTGCCAGGCCAAGGTAGCATCGTCTTCTTGGTAGACCTGCAGGTTTCCGCCGCTGATTCGCACCCGGTTTCGCAGGGCGCGCAGGGCATCCCGGACAAGACGGCCTGAGTTGCTGCCGCCAGCGATCGCTCTGGCCAAGATGGCGTCGGCAATCTTCTCGGCGGCGGCGGCTGACAGTTCTGTGGCACCGACCGCATCTGCGGCAAGCGCTGCTGAATCTATGGATCCAGCTGCAAAACTTGTCGATGAAATTCCACCAGCAGCAATAGACACCCCGTCTGCCAACAATTTGGCCCATACGGCGTCGGCCAGTGCATTCAGATCGACGCCGCCGGTGCTCGCCGTGGAAAGCGCCTGCGCTGCATTCCCCGTGTCGGCGTAGTTGGCAAGAATGGCTGTCCATACCGCGTCGCGCAGCCCTTCGGGGGTGAGTTCGCCATATCCGACGATGGAAGCACCGATATCCATCAGCGCAGTGTTCCCGGCATTCACCGCACCCTCGCCAGCGATGGACGCCGCCAGATCGGCCAACCCTTGCGCGGTAGCTGCGACGCTCCCTGCGCCCGTCAGGTTCGCCGCCATCGTCGCCAGGGCTTCTATCGTGGCGGACGATACCGTACCGCTTCCGGCAATGGCCGCAGCAATCGAGACAATCAGGCCGATCTGGCACGGCGGGATGTCCCCGGAGCCGGAAATGGACGCCTCGATGTTGTAGCCGGACTGCCCATCAGAAGCTGTAGCACCCGTACCGGTGATGGTATTGCGTGCCGATAGCAGGCCGGGTTTCTGCGGCATCACCCATGCGGCTGGATGACGATAGCCCGAAGGAATGCCGACCAGCGGATTATCAACGCCCTCCCCCGCCGCGAAATTCCTCTGCGCCCCCGTACGCTTCCAGTTCGCCGCCAGCGTGCCAGGTAATGCCCCGTTGGAGAGCGTCGGCCCTCCAGTAAATCCGGCCAGTCCGTAGCTGTCGCGGTAGCCGTTGTTGAGCAGCGCCATCAGAGCGCCTCGGCGGCTTCCGGGAACCCGGCATCGATCAGTTTTTGCCGGTCGATCTCCTTCTGCTTCTCCATCACCAGCACGGCGAGGCGGTAGCTGTCGCCCTTCCATTGGGCGAAGTCGGAAACGAGTTCAAGGATTTCGCGTTCCATCAGCCGCCCCACGCATAGTCGAAGTTCACAAACGCCGTCGAGCCGCTCGGCGTGGCCGCCGTATGAAAGCAGATGAAGCGGATGTTCGCGCCGTCTGGAATCTTGCGCAGCGACGGCAGGGCATTGACGAAATCCAGCATGGTATGAATGCCGTTGGCAGGCACCGGGATGGTAAAGAGCGGCTTGACCAGATGAATCACCGCAGAACCGGAAGCGTGCGCCGTGCCGGACCATGTGAGGGTTTCGATGTCGCTGATGCCGGTGTCCCCGGCGGCGAGGCCAAGGAACGGATTGAACTTGTTGGCCGCAGCGCCGGAGTTGAGAATCAGGCCAGTAGCGCCTGAAGCCGTCGAGGTAAAGGCAATCGTTGCCCTGCCGGTTGTGCCAAGTGAGTTTGTATAGTTGACGATGCAGGTCGGCGCGTTCGCACCCATCGCACCGTTGGCGGAGACATACATTCTCAAGCCTTCGCCGTTCGGGTAGCGATCCACCTTGGCCGTCGTATTGCTGATCGGCGTCATGGTGATCGTCTTGGCCCCTGTGGTCGATACGTCCGTACCGGACAGCGGCACGTAGCCGACCATATCCACGGCCATGAGGCACCACGGCGCACCCGTGGCGTTGTACAGCGATCCACCTGCGGAAAGGAAGTGCTTGGTCGCAGGACTCTTGTCGCCGCCGGTGTAAATCGTGCCTTCTGACCAAGTGTCGTCCGTCGCTACAAAGGTGCGGGAAGCTCCGGCGTAGGTCGAGGCCGGAATACTGCCGCCCGACACGCCGAAGTCCGTCCACGCGCCAGCGACGGCAGCGGCGGCCAGCGTTTTTTGATACACAACGGTATCCGTCTTGCCGTTGGTCGTGATCTGGTTGATTAGATCGTCTTGCGAAGTGAATCCCATTGTGTCCTCTCAGTTCCAGACGGTTTCGATGAATGCGATGAAGCGGCTGCCGGTCTGCCCACTGACCGAGTTTGGGCATTTGGATATCACCCCAAGAAACGCGCCGTCCTCAATATGAATGTTGGCGTAGTTGTGAATCAGGTTTTGATATTCGATTGGGGAACCAAACGAATCCAGGTTGCCGGTCGTGGTGCGGCGGCATTCCTGCGGCGCGTAGCCGAAGAACAAAGGCTGCACCAGCACAATCGCCGCCAGCCCGCCCCAATCTGCGGACAACTGAACGGAAGTCACCGCCCGCACGCCGCTGTCACCAGGGGCGAGCGGGACGAATGGGTGTAAGTTTGATGCGTTCGCCGCGCCAAAGTTGGGGGCTACACACCCTGACGCGGCATACGCCGCCCACATCAAATTCAACGAGACAGTCTTTTCAGCGCCGTCCTGGTTGATGTACTTGATGGTGATAACGGAGGTCGCGTAGTTGCCGTTCGACGCCTGTAGCACAAGCATCATGCGTACCCCGCGCCCGCTGGTGTAGCGCGGCAGGGTTATGGTGTTGTCCATAACTTGTTCATCGGTGGACACCAGGTCGATGAACGGGTAATACATCAGGTAGTCGCAGAGGATGAACGACTGGTTCTGGTTTGCTGTGCCGGTCGCGCCGTTCGCCGGAAGCATAACGCGCAGGTTGTGCAGCCATTGCTTTTTCGGCGCAACACTCGGCACCGGGACGCGTTGGGAGGCAATAGTCGCGGCAGTCAGCGGGGCAGAAGCAAAATAGTTCGGCTGCGGATAACCCGCGCCACCCGACCAATCAACCCATCCACCCTGACTGGACGCAGACGCACCCGCCTTGTTCATCATGCCAAACCAGTTCTGCCCGCCCTCTGCGGCGGCGGCATACTCGCCGACGTTGACAAAGCTCACGCCTTCACCCCGCCTTTACCAGACAGGCACGCGCTCAGACACACCGTCCGGTTGCCCATGTCAGGAACTTGCGGATGTACCAGTCCACCCTCAGCCGGTACGGCACTCCGTTCATCGTCCCGTCGCCCGTCAGCAGGCTTTTCCTCGGCGCGTTTATCGTTGCTGTCGTGTGCTTGCATGTCCGTTTCACCTTGTCCTTTCTGACCTTCACCTTCGCGCCACACTCGGCGCAGCTATAGAGGTAGGGGTATTGTGGGAGGATCATGTCTCGGTGATCACAAGCGCATTGGCAAGGAATTGCGGCGTGATGGAAGCGTTTGCACCAATGGTGATCGGGCTGTTCAGCGCGCCGTAGTGCCACACCGCCGTGGCCCCGGAAACCGTTGTGCCGGTACTCACCGTATGCAGTGTTGCGCCCGTTGCGCCGGACTGCGGGAATTGCAGCAGGGCCGAGTTGGATGTAGACCCGCCAGAACCAGCCACCCATCCGGTAGAACGGGCCACCGCTTGGCGAGCATAGTTTGTGTAGGCAACCTCGTTCTCGGCCTGCGAGTTGGTCGCCGCCGTGAGCGTGGCTGTATGCAGGGCCACATATACGTTGGTGAGCGGGGAAGCGGCCGCGTTATCCGCGACGTTCGCCCAGGCCGCAGCGCGGTACATGAGGTTCAGAATCTTGTTACATGCGTCGGTTGATTTAGGCATCTGGTCCTTCCTCCTTTCGTTAGACTTCAATGTGTTTCTCAGTGCACACCCAGCCTTAAATAGATCGCGCCCATCGTGTAATCAGCCGTCTTGCAGCCCATGCGGATCTCACATCCTTCATCTGTGACGTAGGACTTCTCGGCATTGGCGTCTGTCCAGGCATCCACGTCGCGCCAATTCACGCCATCCAGGCGCCGCTGCAGGGTGACAGTGCCGGCCGCGCCGCTGGCGAATGTCACCGAGAGGCTGCCGACATCGCCTGGCGAGACATGCAGGGCTTCCGTCCATTCGTTCGGGCCGGTGATCGTGGCCGTGACTGAGCGCCGTATACCCATTCATCTTCCCTGCCAGCCGCCGCTGCGCTTGGCCTGGAGCTTCTTCGCCCATTCAGGCCGGGCATTGAATTCGATCACGTCGGCCACGCTCTCGGCGAACGTCAGGCCGAGGGCATCGGCAATGTCCGGGGAGAACAGCAAGCGCTTCTTGATGGATTCCTTGGGCTCGAGGACCAGCCTCGAGTTGGCGTCGTAGCGGTAGCTTGTGGCGGCCAAGTGGCGCTGCCATTCGTCGGCATCCGGGATCTGCGCGCCGCCGGCATCTGTCAGCCACTCCTTCATGCGGCCGTACATCTCGGCACGCTTGTTGAGGTATTTGTCGGGCTCGGTCGCCGCACTGCCGAAATTGATGGCGCGCACGCGGTTATCGAATCCCATCTGGCACAGACGGTCATAGACGCCGGCTCCCAGGCCGGTAATGTCGATGAATGCCATCTTGGCCTGGCTTTCACGGATGGCCAGTGCGACGGCATCCGCCACGACCATGAGATCGTTTGAATCGATGACTTGGTTGCGACGCCCACCGGCAATGCGACCCTGCCGGCTGATGATGCGCGTAATGTCGCCACCGCCTCGCGCCACGTCGACGCCGAGCGCAACCGGCTGATGGTCCTGGTCTGGGGCCTTGAACTTGCGCGCCGCCATGATTGCCGAGGTTGGGATGTAAGAGTCGGCTCCGGATGTCTGGAAGGCGAGCTCCGGAGTTGCCGGATACTCTTGGTGGAAGCGCCAGCAGAGTTTGCCGGGCTCACCGCCGAGCTCGATGTTCTTGTCGTGCATCCACTGAACCTGTTCAGGCGACAGGCCATGGGTTTCGGCGTACTCGATCTCCTCATTGCTGGGCGTAAAGTCCGGCCGCAGCGGCTTCTGGTAGTCCTTGGCCCAATACCACGGGATGAAAATGGCGATGAACGGGCTGCGCCCCTGCTCTGCCTGGATCCATTGCTCATAAAAGAAACCACCGACGCCATTGGCCGTACTCTCGTAGATGATCTCGGTGTCCGACAGATCCGGCACGGCCTGGACGATGCCGGCGGCGTGGTCATGGGCATTCGGCCAGAAGGCGACCTCGGAGCCATGGAAGTTCTGGATGGTGTCGCCGCGGCCGCGCGCCTTGGTCTTGGCCGTGCCAACCCGGTAGCCGGAATCCAGCTTTCCGAAGTCCAGTTCATTGGCGTTGTCGGCCGTGGCCACCGGCCGGTAGTCCCGCGCCATGTTTTCGTGTATCCGCGAAACCATGTCGAACAGGTTCTGGGTGGCGGCATCTTCGTGAGTCAGGATGAAGGTGCGCTGCCCCATCCATAGCGTCGTCTTGTGGTAGAACCTGGCGCCGATATAGGTAGAGATACCGCGTTGCCGGGCCTTCAGCACCAGGGCTCGCACACGGCCCGTCGCCCGCTTTTGCTCCTCGATCTGGCGATGTACGTAAGCCTGCTCGCGGTTCCAATAGAAAGGCTTGATCCGGCCGTCTTTGGTCTTGATTTTGATCAGGTTGGCGCAGTACATATCCAGACGCTGCCGCATCAAGGCATCGGATTCGGCAAAGAGCCTTTCACTCTTTCCCATTAACCAGCCTCAAATGCGGAACATCAGGAATTTCAGGCGGATTCTGGGAGTAAGTACGGACGCGCTCCTCCACCGGCTTGTCGTCATTGCCACCCTCCCGGGAGTCAATACCAAAGGCTTCGCGCTCCAAGGTAATCAGCGTCTTGAGTGTGGTAGCCAGTTTCTCCATTGACCCCACCCGGCTTGGCAGGCTGATAGCCTTCATCATGGCTTGATAGCGCTGAGTACTCCTGTCGTCGGCCGTGATGAGTTCGGCCAGCTGCTCGAGAAATTCGGCGCCATCGGTGCCGAGCTCAAGTTCCTCGGCCAATTTGTTACAGATGACCCGATAGCGCTGGATGTCCGTCCGATGGCTCAACCTGACCTGCACCTGGATGGCTGCATTGGCCTCGACAACCTCCTTTTCGGTTGCCAAGGCAATTTCTTTGGCAACCGCCTTCTTGGCAACTTCCGTATCGGCCTTTTTCCGGATGCGTTCGGCCAAGTCCCTTGTCCAACCCTCCTTCTTGGCGCGCCTCTGGATTGCCGTATGGGACACCATCTGTTCCGAGCCGATCTGGCGATCAGTCTTGATGCCAGCGCAGTAATCTTTCCTAACGGCTTCCCAGTCGACCTTCCCGCGCCCGGATGGCTTCCTGGTCTTTGCCGAAGGCTTTGCGATAGCCTCAACCATCAGTGCAGTCTCTCGAATTGGCGAGGGGCTTCCTCAGCCGGCATGGAGTCGCGGACACCACAGGACGGGCATTCGAGGATGTTGTCCGGCGTGCCGAGCGATCGCATGGAGACCCATTCACGTCCGCAGGCAGCGCAGGCCATGTCCTCGACCGTCCAGATATCGCGCTCGTCTCGCAGGATGGGGATGCCGGCCACAGCACTCATTTGAACGACCGCTCTGTAACGCCTGGCTGCTGTATCGTCGCGCTCGGCACACGGATATTGACGTTCTGATCACCGCCCGACTTGAGATAGGCACCAACTAGGCCAAGGCCCACCAGCGCGACAATGGCCAATATCCCGCCGATCACCCACCGCCTGGTTTCCAGCAAGGCCGGCATGTCGATTTCCAAGGTACGGATGCGGGTTTCATGGGCATCATGTCCTGCCTCGGTTTTTTTGATGGCCTCGAAGGCGCGCTCCAGCCCATCCCGCGTTTCGGCATGCCGTTGCTCGAGCATGGCCAATTGAGCCGTGTTCTCGCCGATCTTCTCGACGGCATCGGCGATTCGCTCGACGGCGCGCTCGACAGCTGAAACCCGGTGATGCAACACCTGGACGTCTGGATCACTCATTTAGCTGCGGCTCCTATCTCTTTCAGGTAACTCTGTGCTGCCCGGAGTCGCGCTCGATCGGCGTTGCAGGCTTCGGCGTTGTCGAGGGCGTTGGCGATGAGGGTGGTCGGGGTAACAGGATCGGCTCCGACGGGGGCACCATCAGGTCGGCAGGCACCGGCGGTCGCGGACAGACCGACACACAGCCCTGCATTCCAATGCTCGACGTAATCAGCGCCAAAGCGCACAGCGCTCGGAATGACCAGCTTGAACCCGCCACCGGCGGGGCATTCAACGGCAACGGTTCCATGGTTCCTCCATTTCTCGACCTCGGCACGCAGCCGGCGGGTGTCGGCTTGGCGTTTGGCGGTTTCCTCGGCCAGGGCTTTGCCCAAGCCTTGCGCGATGTCGGTCAGGCGGGCGTATTCGGCCTGCTCGGCCTTGACCCGGACGGCTTCCTTGGCCTGGTAGTGGTTCTGCACCAGTTTGCCGCCAGCGAAGGCACCGGCAATGAACACAAGCAGGGCGGCCAGCGCCCAGGCGGCGATCCGCTGTCCCGCGGTCAGGGAGGGTGGCGCGATCATGGTGCCGCCGGGCGCTGTTGGCCGAACCAGAAGCCGATGGCCAGCGCCAAGAGCGGCGACCAGACGGCGAGGTAGTCATTGAAGGCGATGGCGCCATTCACCAGCCCCCAAGCCGAGACGGCCTGGACGCAGACGACGAGGAACAGTGTGAGGATGGCCATGAAACCGAGTTGTTTCATGTGCACACCCCCCTGCCCCAGGCCAGATACTTCGGCTGATGGCGTTCGATGATCCGCTTCGGGTAGCCCAGGTTCTCCGCGCAGTGCTTGACGCTGCGGCTCGCCCGGCCGCATTGGGCATCCACGCTTCCCCTATCCTTGGGGTCTGCGGTCAGGCGGGCCTCCTTGAGCCAGTG